CGGTGTCTTCGTCCCAGATCTCGGCGATCTCGTCGGGCGGGACGCCGCGCTCGTCGAGGTAGGTCTCGATCGCCGCGGTGATCTGCGGCCACGGCGTGTGGCTGGGGCGCCAGCCGCGGTTGAGCAGCAGGGTGAAGGCGCTGCGGCTGAGCGGCTGGCCGGCGCGGCTGCCGCCGGCCTGGATGAGCCGGTCGGCGACCTCGTCGTGGTGGATGCCGTGACGCAGCAGCGTTGCCTTGAGCCGGATCGGCGCAGGGGCGGGCTGGTTGGCGAGGCGGGTGCCTGTGCCTTTGCCCTTGGTGGGGACTTCCATCGGTACAATCTCCAGTGCAGTTGTTGCTGTTGCTGCAAACGGGTTTCGCAGTTGGCCCTGCGTTACCCACCTCTCGGCCTGGTGTGTTTGCGCACACCGGGCCGAATCTTTGTCACCCCACGGCCTGCAGGCGCGGCGCCTGGGTGGTGCCCTTTAGGCGGCCGACGATGGTGTCGAGCTCGGCCTCGGGCACGCCGTCCGGGTAGGCGGCGGCGAGCCATGGATGCAGGTCGGCACGCTCGATACCGCGGCTTCGAAGCGCCTTGGCGGCTTCGAAGTGCGTCATGGGCGGGGCTTCGAAAACGGGTGCCGCCACCGTGATGTCGGTGCCCTTGCGCGGCAGGGCCGCGGGGATGTCGATGTGTTCCAGGTGGCGGATGGCATCGACCATGCCGCCCATGAGCGCGGCGTTGCTGCGGCGGGCCTTGTCCATCTGGTCGGCGGTCATGCCCGGGAACAGCAGGCCGTCGAGCGCCTTGCCGGCGCGGTCGGCGTCGGTGTCGGGCCGGCGGGCGTAGGTCTCGCCGATGACCGGGGCGGACAGCGGGCGGCCGTAGGCGTCGAGGTCTTGCGCTTCGGGCTCGAGGCGATAGACCAGGTCTTCACCGTCGAAGCGCGGCACGCGCAGGCTGATGGCGCAGTCGCCGAACAGCAGCGGGCTGATCTCGAGCGTGTCGCCGGCGCACACGCCCGCCAGGCCTTCCACGTTGTAAGTGCGGCTACCACCGGCGCGCGGGTGGGCGAAGGTGATCGTGAGGTCGCGCGCCACCTTGCGGGTGATGGCCTTGCCTTCCAGGAAGGCCTGGCACACATCGACCGGGGGCAGGATGCGCAGCTCGTCCTGGCGGATCCGCATCCACAGGTCGTAGCGGGCGATGGGTTCCATGCCGTTGCGGCGCAGGCGCGTGTCCTGGTGCGGGATGGCGTTGGCGTTGAAGGCTTCGGCCCAGGCGCTGGCGGCGGCGTTGAGCTGATCGACGCTGTGCACCGGGTCGAAGCGCAGGCGGGATTCGAACTGCGTTTCCACCAGGTTGTTGGCGCCTTCCACCCCGCCCTTGGCGCGGGCGTTGCCGGCGGCGTGGGTGATGGACTTGACCTCGAGCGCGCGCAGCACGTTTTGCACGGCCGCGGCGGTGTTGGCGCTGCCCTTGTCCCACATCAGCACCTTGGGCACGCCGTGAAAGCGGCGGCCGTCCTGCAGGCCCCAGGCGTGCATCAGGAACTTGAACAGGTTGAGCGGCGATTCGCCAGCGGCTTCCACATACCAGGGCTGCACCAGGCCGGAGGCGTGGTCGTACAGCACATAGCGCCAGCACTTGAACTGCACCTTGGCCAGGCGGTCGAGCTTGTTCTTGTAGAACTCGTCGTCGCGGATGATCTTTTGCTCGCCGCGCAGGTAATAGACGAGGCACAGCGACGGATCGACCTGGTGCACGTGGTTGGGGTGCAGGCTGCGCAGCTCGGTGGGGGCGTGGCTTTCGGCCTGCTGGCGCACGCCGAGGCGGCGGGCGCGGGTGAGGCGGTTGAGCTGGCGGGTGGAGACGACGATGTCCTGCCCGTTGTTGGCGGCGATGCTGGCGGCGACCGGGGTGAACATGGTCTGCTTGCCGTTGGCGCGCACGCTGCCGCGCTGCATGGCGGCGACCATGGCGAGGGCGTCCTCGCCCTGGCGGGTGCGGCCCTTGTCGGCGCGGGTCTTGCGGCCGCTGGTCCAGCCGGCCTGGCGTTCGAGTTCGGTGTAGAGCTTGTTGGTGCTCCAGCCGTACAGGGCGCAGGCTTCGGCCAGCAGCGCGCCCTTGCCACCGTGTTGGGCGGCGTCGAGCCGGCGCGCAAGCTCGCACAGATACTGGCGCGTTGCGTGGGTGGGGGTGGGCGCGGTGGCCATGATGATGTCCTTACGCGGCCAGCACGTCGGAGACGCCGACATCGTCGTCGTCATCGCCCTGCCCCGCCTGGAACAGATCGAGATTGCGGGTGTCGAGCTCGGCCGCCCAGCCGGAGAGCGTGGCGTCGTAGTGGTCGCGCAGCTCGGCGAATTGCTGGGTGAGGCGGCGCAGGCGGTCGCCGTAGAGGGTGGCGAACTGGCGCAGGATCAGGCGTTCCTGCTCGTCGTCGCCGCCCCACTGGGTGTCTTCCTGGAGGATGGCGTGGTGGATGAGGTAGATCTGCGTGATGCCTTCGTCGAGCGTGTCGAAGTGGGCACCGATCTGGGCCTTGAATCTGTTGACCTTTTCATCCCATGCGGATACGGCGAGCTTGGCCGTGGTGAGCTCGTCGAGCTTGGCGTTCTTGTCGGCGAGCAGGCGCTGCATGGCCTCGTGCTCTTGCTTGGCCGCGCGCACCTTGGCGCGGAGTTCCTTGACGCTCATCGAGTCGACTTCGTCGAACTTGAGCGGGCCGGTCTCGCCTTCTAGGACTAGCTCGTCTATCTGATCGTCATCAAGAACGAGGAGTTCGAAAAGCTTCGTCTGCGACCCGATAGCAGCTGCGAAATGTCTCGTTGACGAGACATTTGAGAACTTCTCGACTGCCTGCATGAACTTCGCAGCGACCTTCCGATCGAGTCCGATCACCTCGAGGCGAGAGAGGAATTGACCATGAGGGCACGCCTCCTTGAGCACAGAAAGCCCACGGCCGACCTCGAGGCAGGCCTCGACGCTGCGGCGCATGTTGGCGGCGATGTCGCGCTGGATCAGGTCCGGGTCGATCGCATCGGCCGGGAGCTGGTAGCCGACGCGCAGGGCCACGGCGCGGACGCGGGCGCTCTGCTGTTGCTCGGCGATGGAGACGGCAGTCAGTGCGCTGGATTCCTGCGCGACGGATTGGATGTCGATCTCGGGCGTTTCGTGGATGACGGGCGTGTGAGCGGTGCGGGCCATGATCGGGTCTCGTGTCAGATGGTTCGGGTGTAGCGCTGGGTGATCTCGTCGAGCCGGGTCTTTGCGCGGCTGAGGTCATGCGAGAACGAGATGGCGATCTGGACCATCTTCGGCCCGAGGCGCCAGCGGCCGGTCTCCTCGATCTTCTCGACGAAGCCCTCTTGCTTCAGGTTGGCCAGCAGGCGGGTGATGTTGCTCGGCGAGGCATCGACCGCCTTGGCCAGCTCGCCGGGGGCGAGTCCATTCACGGTGTGGCCGGCGAGCACGACGATGGCGCGGCAGGCGCGGCGCAGTTGGTCGCTGGTGCCGTATTTCTCGGGCGTCATCTCAGTTCAGCTCCAGTTCGGGTTGATCGTTCTTGCGGACGTTCTCGCGGTGCCAGGCGAGCACCTCGAGGCCGCCGGTGATGGCAGCGATGCAGGCGTCGCGGTCCAGGCGGCCGGCGTGGAAGTCGAGCAGCGCGCCCACGGCGCTGTTGAGCGTGGTCTGCAGGCCCTGCACGTCGGTGGCGTCGGTGGCGTGGCCGTGGGGGATGTCGATGACCACCTTGTGGCCGCTGGCGGCGAGGTAGCGCACCACGCTGTCGCTGCCGGTGAGGTGTGCCCAGGCGGCGAGGCGGTTGATGGGCATGGCGTCGGTCTCGAGCCACTTGTAAAGGGTGGCGGGCGTGGTGCCCATGAGTTCGGCGAGGCGTTCGATGTTGAGGCGGTGCCGGGCCAGGGCGTGGCCTTTGTCCGCTTCGAAGGCGGCGCGCAGGCTGGTGGGCATGGGTTTAGAAGCGTGGCGGCTCATTGGGCATGACCTTGGTAATAGGCGGATGGGTTGGGCGAAAAGAAAAGGCGTTTGGAATAGGCGAAAGTGCGTTGAGCGCAGCTAAAATCAGGCCGTGACTTGAGCGGCGAGCGATTCGCGGCGCATGACGGCACGCAGGGCTTGGGCGGGGGTGAGGCGGTAGTGCTCGGCGAGCTGGTCGAGGTTGTGGTCGCCGGCGTCGAGCCAGACGACGAAGTCGAGCAGGTCGAGGGCGAACTCACGCGGGTCGATGCCCTGGTCGTTGAGCTGGCGGACGAGGATTTCGGGGGTCATGGTCAGGCTCCGAGGCAGTAGCAGCGGGCGGCGTCGGCGCCGTGGGCGCTGAAGGTTTCGCAGAAGGCGAGCTGCCACGCGGCGCTGAGGTCGTCGAGCTGGCAGGTCTGCTGGCGAAGACGAAGAAGGCGGG